TTCCATTTGATTTCCTTTCTATCTCACTGCCGATTGCAGTAATGCAAGTATAAGTTAAGTTATCTTAACAATGCAAGTCTTTTTTATAGGTGTTTTCCCTAATAAACAACAGGGCTGTATTTGGCAGCTGCTATCTGTTAAGTGGAAAGCCGCAAAAACCCTAACTTGCTGCATCCTACAAAGGCGGCTTAACGCCCCAAAAAAAGGGGGTACATTTCTGTACCCCAAAATCAACATGAAGGAGTCCAAATTATATTCCGTTTTTAATTTGGTAAACCCGCAATAGATGTTCAAAGCATTCCCAGCCCTTTTGAAGCCGTTCCTGCTCGATTTCTATTACTTTAACCTGATTGGTCGTGCCATTGACAAATACGATGGCACAGCGCGCGTTAGGCAAACCTAGGCCTTCACGGTAGGCCGCTAACTGTAATTCATGCTCAAAATATACATCGACTTTGTCCAAATTTGTATCTTTTGTCTTGAAATCGACCACAAAACCGTCTGCCATCAAATCGACCTTGCCACCGTAACCTGAAGGGTGGGCAAATGATTTTTCGGCAACCCAATTGTGTTCCCCAAAACTGCTTTTAAGGGCTGTCAGGATATTGTCAATATAAGGCGGTTTGTCAATTAAGTAGACTTGGTCAAAGTAGCTTTGGATAATGGCGTGGATAGCAGTACCGCGTTCTGCTGCCTCCCTGCCAGTGGCCTTGCTATCTTGCATAACCCTAGCCAGCCATTCCTGCTCTGGTTCGTTCTCAAGGCGCGGTAAGGTTAATGCTGCCAACAAGACCTGTTGCTGTTTCCACAAATCTAGCCCCGCAGATGACAACTGGCGAATAATGCCCGTAACGCTAGGCAAAAGCCCCATCTTGCGGGCATCACGCAGCGTTGTAGGGCGGTTACTACCATTTGCCCCAATTACGCTATACGCTGGTGTGCCGTCTTTTGTGTACCAGTGGCCTGACTCGGCTACTTTTTCTTTAATTAACATTTTTATCCTTAAAAGGGAATTTCATCGTCTTGAATTGTTACCTTGTTTGTTTCCCTATCTTTTTGCCCGCGCCACTCGGATGACTCGGCAATCTTTTCGCGGTAATACTTTGGCAGCGCCTCGTATTTGGTTTGGTCAAACTCGGCTAACCAAAAATGCACTGGGGCGTTTACACCGTTAGGCATCTGGTTACGCAACGCTGTAGGAACGGGACTAATACCGCTGATATTGGCGTACTTGCCATCTTCTGAATGCGTAATGTTGACCATGCAAAATTTGCCTAACAAGCTTTTAAGGTCAAAGTTCTTACGATCTTCCGCGCTCATCTTTTTATTGCTCCACGCCTCTAAATCTTGGCGTAATCTGGCTTGTTCGCCAAGACTGACTGTATAGCGCTTGGATACAATAAGCGGCTTGCCGTCATCTGTTTTAAGCGGTTCGCCAGCATCATCGTCACCATGCAACTCCCAAGTAAAAACTACCTTGTGCATGATCTTGGACTCACCAGCCCACTCTACGGATTGGTGGCCTAAGTCAATAATGCTGTAAAGCCGTGCCATATGGTTGCCAGCAGGGGCAATTTTAAAATCTCTGGTTATATCTGAAACTATCATTTTGTATCCCTTGCATTTCTGCCAAAAATAGCTGTTGGAGGAATATCAAATAAAATGCCCTCAGAAGTTACAACCGCGCTAGTTGGCGTACTTTCTGTAAAAGATGGCAACTCAGGTCTATGTGTAATTTTAAAATTAAACCGAGCATTTTTTGTTTTGCTATTGGCATACAAGCTCCAACCGCCAACCAAGCTACGCACAATTAATATACGCTTTGGATTGCTTTCAAAATCAAACAAAACATCAACTTTATCGCCATGAATAAAACGGGCTTCTTTGATTAATTTTTGCGACACAGAAAACCGCAAGCTATAAACAATTTGATTTGTTTTAGCAACGCTTTTATCTGTAGCCAAATAAATATCATGGTCAGAATATATGCGACCACGACCACGGCCGCTACCACAGCCGTACTTTTTATTAATTTCTAACGCTGAAATAAAGCTCATTTTCTTTCTCCAAAAATTGTGCCAAAGTCATTAAAGATGGCGGTTAGTACAGGGTTGGGTTTGCTTACTGCTGGCAGGCCACACGCGTAGCGCAGGTCATTGATCTCTTGTTGCGTGATAAATGTGCCATCTTCAACATCCTTGAGGATGCGTTCCAAGTTAGCTTGGAATTGGTTTAAATCGTTGGTTTGGGATTCTATTTCACTCATTTTGAGTTCCTTTTAAATTTACACTGCAATTGCAGTAAAACAATATTAACATAGCTTAACTAATTGTGCAAGAAATATGTTAAGATAGCTTTAGATATGAATACAACAGCCATAATCCGCTTACTTGGTGGCCCTACAAAGGTTGCTAAATTGCTAAAAATAAGCGTTCCTGCTGTATCTATGTGGCAAAACGGGGACATTCCGCACGACAAATTGGTCATTTTGGCAGCCACTTTGGAGAAAAAAAGCGCGGGTTTAATTACCAGAAAAAGCTTATTTCCAACAACTTATAAATTAATTTGGCCAGAATTGGATTAATTTGTTATACTGTAGGGGCAGAGTGATGCCTGCTGTAACAAACTCCACTAGACCCTTTAGGGTAGCTTTGAGCGTTTAGTAAAGATCGTGGAGTTCTTTATTAAGCGGCATCAACTTAGAGCTACCTTAAGGGGTTTTTCTATTTCTGCCGTACTCCAAACGACATTAAGCACCTAACTGGGTGGCGTGGAATAGAACATGGGCTTATTTACACCTAATAGCACGCCCCGTAGACTTGAGTGGGTACTACACAAGACGGACAGGACAATGGTGATAGACAACCTGACCATCGAATGAACACTACCTTTGGGAGCATTAGTTCGGCGCACAACTGCTGAATGGATGGGGGCTTATCACCTTTGGGGAACTTATTGCTAAAAAGCAACACTTAGGGTAAGTCCCTATAAAATAATTATAAATAATGCTTGACATGGTTAAGCTACCTTAATAAACTAGCATTACTCAATAACGAGTGAGATAGAAAAAGGAGCAACAAAATGTTTAAAAAATTATTGTTTAAAAGAAATTCATTCGGCTACATTAACCAAAAAGGTCAATGGGTTGCTACAGAAAAAACCCAACCTGTAGGCGGTGTTTTAATTCACGAAAGCGAATGGGACAAATACAATTTTCGTGTTACTGGCAAAATCCCACAAATTCATACAGTTGATTACAGCTTAAAGTTTCGTCAAGCTGAAATTGCTGAAACAAACCGCATTTGGCCTACATTACCAGCAGATTTACAGCAGTATTTTGCTGATCGTGCATTTAATTAATTAACCAGCCCCTACGGGGGCTACCTTTAAAGGTGAGATAGACATGACAATAGCAAAAAAGACCCCAAAAGCCAAGCCATTAACTAAACTGCAAATGGCAGAGCGTAGAGCCGCAAACATGGAATACGCAATCTACGACACATACAACAACTTTGATGAACTTTTTGCCCTATTACGGCTTTATAAAGATTACATTGAAAGCGACAATTACAACAAATACACTGCCAAACACGCGTTAAACGGCATTTTTACCAACGCCATTAATATGCAAACCATGATGATGGATCAAGCTGGATTGGAATACTAAATGACCACATTTACAACTGATGACCGCAAATCCGCAATAAATGCTTATAAATTAGCTGATGAATTGGAAGGATTTGGTTATCTTAATTCTGATGATGGATTACATTTTTGCCCATTTCAAGCACAGGTAGATATGCTACGCCAGCAACAAGCTGAAATTACAGCATTACGCAAACAATTAATTTCCGCGACCAATGCGTTAATGGAAAAAAGATGAGTTTTGCTGATTTCTATAATTTATACCCGCGTAAGATGGCAAAAAAAGATGCTGAAAAAGCATGGCGGGCATTAACTTTAGAGGAGCAAATTAAAGCTTTAGATGCGCTGCCAAACCACCTTAAATACTGGAAAATCAAGGAAACGCTTAAAGATTACATACCCTACCCTGCAAGCTGGTTACGGGCAGGTCGTTACGATGACGAATTAGATATAGAACCGATTAAACGCCCAGAACTGCCGTTTTACGCTACGGAAGCACTAACCCTAGCCAAAGCGCAGGAAGTCGGTGTAACGCCCTATGCTGGTGAGGGCTGGCCACAATTACGCCAACGCATTAGTAACCGAATCAAACAACTAGATGAACAGCTTTAAACAACGCATTGAGTATTTAGCTCACACCTACATCGGTATGGCCGACAGGTTAAAAAGCTGGGATAAACCAAAAGAACTAATTGAAAAAAACCAAGATACCGCAGACGCGGTGAAAAAACGGATAAAGGAACTGTATGCGCGAAATAGACCCCAATAAATGTATTGATTTCATACTGGAAAACGCTGGTAAATACGCCCGTGCTAAGGGTGAGCTTGCTCAATTGGAAGCGTTTAAGTCCAGCTTAAAAGCCATTATGATGCAAAAATCTGGCGAACAAACCATTGGCGCACAGGAACGCGAAGCTTATGCCAGCCAAGATTACCAAGACCATTGCAAGGCCATTGGCGTAGCTACAGAAAACACTGAAAAATTGAAGTGGGAACTAGAAGCTGCTAGACTTAGACACGCTACTTGGCAAACCTTAGAAGTATCTAACCGCAACCAAGATCGGATATTGAAATGATGCAATTAACCGAGGAATTTTTAGTTCTTAAAATGCTGATGCAGATGTATGACGAGGTCTTGGCCAAGGGTGACCCTATACTGCTTATGGAAATCTCGGTTGATATTGCGGAGTCCGCTGAAAAGCTTGAACAGCACAGCGTTGACAATGCCAACAAAAGCTGAAAAGGAACATTATGCTAAATTGGCACGATTGGGCTGCGTGTTGTGCGCCCATCTTGGATTCGAGGGAAGTGATTACGGAGTCGAAATCCATCACATTAGACGCTACGGGGGCAAGCGCGGTAACGCTCCAGCCGTACCCTTGTGCGCTGGACACCATCGACACTTCAAAGATGCAGTTCACCAGCTTGGCGCTAAAGGATTTCGAAAGCACTGGGGCTTTGACCTTGAGGAAAAATTACCTGAAATCGAAGCTAAATTGAATGCAATTACCTGAAGTTACTATTGTTTGCATTGATTCCAAACAACCTGAATTAGCTAAAAAAGCCGTTAAAAGATGCACCGATTTAATTGAATTTGGCGGTCATTTGTTTGTTGATGACCCGCAAATTAATAGCAAACAAGCGTACAGCAAGTATGTGTTGCAAGAACTGCATAAACACATTAAAACAAACTTTGTGCTGATAGTGCAATGGGATGGGTGGGTAATCAATAAAAACGCTTGGAGTCCTTTATTTTTAGATTATGACTACATTGGTGCTGTCTGGCATTGGCATCCAGAAGGTAGGCGTGTTGGCAATGGTGGTTTTAGCTTACGGTCAAAACGGTTGTGTGAACTGACTGCCAGCCCTGATTTTGTTTATTTAGACCAAAATGAGGATGATTTAATTTGTCATGCCAACAGAACTTATTTAGAATCTAAAGGCATCAAATTTGCCCCAGAAGAAGTAGCACGGTACTTTAGCTATGAACGGGAACTTAGCAATTTAGCAACTTTTGGCTTCCACGGTGATTTTAATATGAACAAATATGTTAGTGCTTAACTTACCATTACCGCCCAGCGTTAACCATTATTGGGGTACGCACGGTCACCGTAGGTATGTAAGCAAAGCTGGCGTAATGTTTAAAGAACAGGTCAGCGATTATGTTGCCGAGTTTCAAGTACCCAAGCTGGGCGCGGCACGGCTTGAAATGCAGGTCACGCTTTACCCCAAAGACAGGCGTAAGCAAGACATAGATAATCGGATAAAAGCGCTATGGGATGCACTAGCTGACGCAGGTGTTTTTGATAACGATGAACAGATTGATGTGCTACTTGTACAGCGTGGTGCAATAAAAAAAGGTGGTGGATGCCTTGTGCTTCTGGATATTCTTGATAAAATAGAAGAAAATGTTCCGATAAATTAAGGATTTGTATGGAAAAATCAATGGCGTTGTTCTTGGCAACCCTGCTGCACTCGGGTACAAATGCTCATTTTTTCCACTGGTCAACCACTTCTTATGCCAAACATAAGGCTCTGGGCAAGTTTTACGAAAACATTATTGAACACGCTGACGCGTTAGCTGAAACCTATTTTGGTATATATGGGCAGATAACTACTTTTCCAAGTACCTACCATTTACCCAAAGAACCCTTATCTTACTTGCAATCGCTGCAATCATTTGTAAAAGATGCCCGCGCTGACTTGCCAATCGATTCTGAA